ATTTTCAACAGGTCTATCTATTTGTTTAAATGAAGAAGGATTTACTGGAAAAATAAAATAACGCATGGTTTTTCCTTCACCGTCTAATAACTCAAATGCAAATAAATATAATTCAAATTCTTCTGGATAGTTTGCGTTTAAAGTAACTTTACCAACTGTTCTCAGTTGATCATTTAATCTATTTGCTGTGTCTTGTAATCCCATTTTAAGAAATAATATTAAGTACTATTGGTGCAATATTAGAACACGAAACTGGACCACCCGAATTACCGCCAGTAACAATTATTGTACCGGGCGGTATTGTAATTTCAATTTTTTTAATTGCTGTATACATTTTATCTTCTAAACTATCAGAAAACTGCTGTATTGCAAGTTTAACGTCTTTTTGTTCTTTTCTATTTAACTCAATTATGAAATTAAATATTTCTGCTGATAATTCGCCTTTAACTAACATTTTCATTGTTTTTCATAAAGAAATTCTCTGACAAAAACTTTTTAGTTTCTTCTTTTAACTTTAAAATATCCAATTTATTAATTAAAGATTGAACCCCTATTGCAGTACTAACAGTAGAATTTGCTATAGTATCCAACACCTTATCAAAAAACTCTTTTAAAACATTACCTAAAACAAACGCTTGTTCCTCTTTGCTTAATACAAATTTATCAATTTCGACAAGAATATTAGTATCTGTTTGAATAATTCTTGAATATTTATTACTATTACCTACTATAATTTGTTTAACAACTTCGTATTTTTCGTTAGAAACAACAGCAGTGTCTTTTTTTATATTTGATACAGTTTCAATAGAACCCTTTGAATTGTTTATTAAAATATCGGGACTATCACCTGATGTAGTAATTGAAATAGATTCATGAACTGGATTTAATCTAATTTCACATACACTGTCACCGAATTTTCTTTTTATAACATATTCATTTTCTTCATTATTACTATTTTCATCTTCATTTTGTAAAACATCAATTACTATTTGTTTGTTATGTATTCTATCAAGTACATAAACAACTTGTGAACCAAAAGTTTCACCTTCTTCTGGAAATTCTATAAGTTGCATGCATCCTTTTGATACTGGTACTTTATTTATTATACCTCCTGCTTCACTCGTAATACTAACAGTTCCTGTCATATAACAATCATGAATAAACTCAGTACGATCTGCTGTTTTTGGTACAGTTATATACGATATGCCTGTCATCCATTTTTCTTGTGAATTTAATTCAATCATAATGCTGAAGTATCAATAGTTGTTTTTTCGTCCGTTTTTAAAAATTGTTTTCGTAATAAAAAGAAATTAAATACTTCTTTATTAACAACAAAATTTTTATTAAAATCATCTCTATCAATTTCTGAAATTTCTGTAAATCCCGCATTAACTTCTTTTGTTGAATATATGGGTTCAGGAATACCATTTGTTGAATATGCTGTTTGAATATAATCAATATTTTTACCTAAAAACAACGCAACCTCTTCTTTTCTTCTATTAATTAATCCCTTTAATGGTGTTGGATTCCCCATTTGTGTAATAGAAGTACTTGCCCATTTTGAAATTAATGTATTCTCAGTAATTTCACCAGATAAAAATTTCTTAATTGCTAAAGTAAATGATCTATATGTTGATAAATTTCCAGTTCCGTATACAAAATCTACAAGAGCATCAAATTGATTTTGTGATAAATTCAACCCTAATAATTTTGCTTGCTTTGAAACAATTTTTGAAAATGTAACTAAATCTTGTGACAATAACACATCAGCCTCTTGTACTGTTATTGTTTTTGTTATTAAATACTGTTCAGTTGGTTGAACCTGATGTCCCCACCCAGTTGTATATAATTGAACGCCTTTTTTTGTAACACCATCTTTATAAGGTGTTGTCCAAGGTTGACCCGGACTTTTTCCTTCCCACTTATGAATCATAGCATTAACAGTTTGCGATGCTCTGTCAGCACCTACTGTTAAAGCTTCTTGAAGTGGAAGCGGACGAACTATAAAGGGATTTAAAAATGGAAAAGGACTGGGATAATTAAAACTTGAAGCTGAAGTACTACTTTTAACATTTTCTTTTTTATAAAACTCATCTATTTCTGCTTGATTAACAACAACAGTTTCAGTTCTTATTATTGGTACTTTTCTTTTTATAAACTTAACATCACTACTTAAATTTATAATTTTAAAATACGAATATTTACTATCAATTATATGTTTTTCAACCATACCTCTACTCACAACAAGCGTTGTTGTTCTTGTCATTTTATCATCACTAATAGTTATTCCTTGAGTAACTGCTTCAACATAAAATATTTCACCAGTTAATAAATATCTTATAAAATTACCAACCTTTATACGTCTATCACCTATAATTGTTATACGACCTTTTCTTGTAAAAGGTAAATAGCAAGTAGTTTCAATAAGAAATTTTAAATCAAGTAAACTTTGTCCTTCAAGTGCATTAAGAATTAAACCAGAATCAGAAGTTATTTTTGTACTAAATGGAACATAATTATGTTGAACTTCATATGATTTTGAACCCCAAATTTCTGCATATTCAGGAAAATATATAGGCGGTATAAAAACGCGATTATACGCTGCGCCTAATATATTTTGTCTTGGCGTAAGATGATACCAAGAGTAACATTCAGTTTCATCGGTTATTTGATCTGATAATACTATCGATGAATCAATATCAATTATTAAACTTGATTTTAGTTCATAATTTGTTTGTATTTTATTAGTACTATCGCCTCTTAATTCATTTTTAGTTTTAACTAATCCATTTAACAAAGACTCATATGCTTTTCTATCAAATGGGGGTTTTCTTAATATAAAATAATATGAATCGCCATAAGTATCAGAATAAAATTGCACAAATTCTTTTTGACATACTGCTTGCAAAAAATTAAGTAAACTGCCTGTAGCAGTAGAAAGTGATGAATCAACTACTAATCTTTGATCTATATTTTCATCAGTTACAATATTAAATAATTTCCATATACCTTTGTTTAATATCTTTTCTTTATAATTTCTTGCAATTTCTGAATCAATATCTTCTTGCTGAGGTAATGAAAATGAAAATTTATCAATACCAGAATCTTTATAATACGATAATAATTTATCAGGGCAAATAAGTATATTTGACAGCTGATATATCACGAACTGAAATATATCAACAATTGATAGTTCTTGTCTATAAAGTGGTAATAATCCACCGAACATTCTATTTGATAACACATTTTCTTTTCCACCACCAGCAATATACTCGCTGCCTTTTGAAACTTCATACGGAAAAAAATACGTTCCATCGTCAATAAACATTTTCATTAAATCTCTTCCCTGAATATCAATTGATACTGCGCCATCTTCAGCAGAAGAAGTTTCTGAACTTGTATCAACTAATCCAATCATATCATATACTTCACCCGGTAATTCTGACGAATCAATAAGCATATTTTCAAAACCTTGTTTTCTTTTCTTTTCTAATTCTAATCTTTCATATTTTATAAAAACAAGATCGTTTTGTTGAAACAAATCCTTAAATAAAAACTTACTTCTTTGAAATTTATTTTCATTATTAATACTTATCAACGACGTTCTTACTAACGAACTGTCAAAAAAATTAATTACTGAATCTTTATCTACTTGTATTTCGTTATTTATTGTTGAATAAGTAACTGGTGCAAGTTTCATTTGAAAATTACCCCCATTCAAAGTATTAGATATTGTACACGAATAAAGATAAGGTGAAACATCTACTAATTTTGTAACTTTATTCAACGCTCTACTCCATATCCAAACTGATACCTGCGACATTTGTTGAACCAATTTTCCTTCAAGTTTATCATTCTTTATAATAGCAGCAGATCGAATATACTCTTTATTATTTTCAAGTTCAACAAGTTTATCAGCTTTAAACCATGCCTCGGGTTGTCTAACTAAATTAATTCCTTGAAAAGCATAATTTAATATTTGTATTTTACTTTTCGTTGCAACTAATTCTACTGCATAAGGCAAAAATATTTCACCGTATTTACCTTTATCAAATAATTGGAAGTTTTTATTTTGAACATCAGAATCAACTATAAAATCCTGTATGCGTTGAAAATTTGTTTTACCTGATTCATCTTTTTCGTTTAAAAATTCTTTTGCTGATTTAATAATTCCAAAAACAGGCGATCTCTGAAACTGCAAAAAAGCATCGACAGATTGAATTAATCTGCTGTTATTTACAAATCTATATATTCTTTCTTTCGGCATATTAATCTCTTACGCGTGGATACATTATACCAGAAGGTGCAGTATATACGCCATTAGTCACATCAAACGTTCTTTGATCTTTTGGTGTCCACGTATTATTTTTTAATGGAAGTGGAGCAGTAACTGCATTTTCAACAACAACATTACCTTGTTTATCAATAACAATTTTTATTACACTTCTATTAAATACATTTTCAATCGCTTCTGTTATTGCTGATATTGCTGCTTTTACGCCTTCTTTTGCACCTGTTGCAAATGAATTTTGAATAAACGCCATTTGTTTTTCTGGATCAGTAGTTAATTCACCGGCTCTTCCTATAACATCGCCTCTTGACATTCCGCCTGATTTTAATATCTGATCAATATCTGCGTTTCCATAAGCTATTTGATTTCTATTTCTATATAATTCTCTTATAGCATCAAATGATAATTGACCGCCAAATCTATTACGTAATGCAGTTAAAACAGTTCCTTGTGGTGCATGAGCATATTCTTGCATTATACCTTTTAATAAGTATTTACTAAACACACCTTTAGTTTCTTCTTCATTTAACTGATCTAATGTTGCGCCCGGCATAGCTTTTCTTAATATTCTAAAGTTAATTACTTTAGCAATATCGTCGTTTGGATTAGCAATAGATTCGTTTAATGATGTTATGTTAGTCATTGAACGAGGATCACGCAATTGCCATTGACCACCAACTTTATTAAAGTTAAGAAGAAGTCCTGCAACTAATGAATCATCGATTTTTGTTTGTACTTTACCAAGTTCTTTAGAAAATTGTCCAAATTGTTGTAAAAACTGTCCAAAAAATGTTCTATCGCCACCGGGGAATAACCCCTTTGACTCGCCTGCTTTTAATAATCCAGTTATTGTATTAAACGTATCTTTATGCGCATCAACATTCATTCTTTGAACATCAATTAGTTGATACGTAGTTTCAGTTTGAACACCTAATGCTTTCTGTAAACCAATAACTTCTGAATAAGTAATCCCACCAGTCATACCTCTTCTTTTTGCTATTTCAGTTTGTCCGCCTACATAATCTTGATATGTTACACCCATTGATCGCAACTGATCAGCATTTCCAATACTTACATTTTGTAATGAACCGCCTGTTACTCCGGCATTTTCAAATATTTTTCCCTGTAATTGAACTTGTGCATCAAAAGCACGTTTCATTTGTTCAGTTATTCCACCAGCAAGTTCTCCGCCTAACCAAGACCCTATATTAACACCAATCCCAGCGCCAATAGGTCCACCTAATATACTGCCTAATATTAATCCTATACCGCCACCAGCAATCTTTCCCCCAACCTCAGCTGTAGAAGTAACTGAATCATAACCAGTTTGTGTTCTTAATGCCGATCTTGCTGAAGATGTAAGAGATTGAAGATTTTGAACACTCATTACAGCATTGAACAAATCTTTAAATCCGCTTTTTGTAGTTTTATCTACTTTTTCGTCTGGGTGTTTATTTTCTTTATTTTTTTCCTGTTCACGTCGTTTTTGTTCTTCATCAAGTACTTCGTTCATTAATTCATTAGTACTCGTAATTGTTTGTCCTTGTCCTTCTTTTAATGAACTTAAAATTTCATGTAATAATTTATATAATTCTCTATCCTCTGTTTCTAATCCTGATTTTGTTTGATTATATCCTTCTTGTCTTTGATTAACTTGATTTTGAAGATTCATTCTTTGTCCTACAGACAAATTACCACCTTCAAGTTGTTTTTTTATCTTATCAATTTCTAACTTATCATTAGCAAGAATTGTTTCACGAATTTTATTTCTTTCTCTTTGTTCCTGTTCAAACCTTTGTTTAATTAAAGCAATTTGTTCCCTAACTGATTGTGATTGTTGTTGTGCAGAAGTTAAACTTTCCTTTGATATTTTTTTAGCTTCTTCTCTTATATATCGCATATATTCAAGCAAATTACCACCAGCTTGAAAATCAACTCGCTTTTGTTGTTCTGCCATTTAACTAAGTTTAAAACTATCAACTAATTTATCTAATAATTGATTTTCCTGTTCTTTATTAATTTCTTGTTCTTTAATCCATTTACCTTTTTCAAAATCTTCCAATTTCTTTTTATTCATTGTTTCTCTTTCAACTGACTTATTATATAATTTATCTTCAACAAATTCAAAAACAATATCAACTGGAGTTATTTCTCGGTGTTGTTTTGAATTAAAAGCAATTTTATGTTTTTCGCGCCACCATCTATCAAGTGGATTTTTTAAGTTCCATTCTATTACGAATTGTTTCAAATTCATAAAAACTATTATTCGCCTTTAATTTCATCTTCAGTGTCAATTACTGAATCATTTACAGCTTCATACAATTGTTTAAGCCAGGGATATATCTTTCTCAAATAAATATTTAGTAAATGCGCATTTTGTTGCAAGGGTAATTTAAATAACGAAGGTGTATTAATGTCTCTTTCAAGTTGTGGAATAAGAACATGAAAAGTAGCAATCATGTCAATTGTAAATGATACATTAATACTTTCAACTGAAGCTTTTGCTATTAAGCCATCATTTTGCTGTTTTGCGTAAGCAACTTTTTTTAATTCAATATCTATAAACTGTCCTGTGTCTGGCCACTTTAAAGTATATTCGTTTTGTAAAATATTAATTACTAATGTTGGCGTGGGAAATTCTACTTTTCTAATAAGTTGATCTGTCATAACGATTAATTTTCCCTAAAAATAAATAAAATTTCACTAATACTGCCTCCCAATTAATTGAAAGGCAGTAGAAACAGTCGCTCGCAAGTATATATTTATTAGGGTTTAAATAATATAGCGTCAAGATATTTAAAAGATTGCCGACGCGAAGAAACATTTCCTTCATTTATATCCATTGCATCACTATCAATTAATGCTCTTTTTACTGTTGCAATGGGTTTTAATTTTGGTTTTATTTTACCATCAGCATCAATAACATCTTTTACTTTTTTAAACATATCAACTTGTACGCCGTCAACGTCAAGAATAAGTTGATCTTCAAAAGAAGAATTACCATTTGCAACCTGCGATGCAACGGCAGTAAAATCTCTACGTATAGCACCAGGGATACCTGACCTACTCCAATCAACCATCATAAAATCGCATGATAACGTACCATCCCATTCAGTAACAGCTTGTTCTGAAGGAAGTATTGTACCAATACCTCTTACCGGTATACGTCTAAATGTTTCATTTAACGTAACTGTTTTCATTAAACCAACAACAACACCCTGTACTTTAATAAGAGCAATTGCGCCAGTTAATACTTTTTCGTCTGCCATTGTAAGGTATAATTAAAATTTTAACGATTATTTATCTAACAATACGCCCGTAATGATAATTTTATTAACAGGATAATTTGGTACAACTGAATACTGCGCCTTATAAGTATCGCCTATAACTTCTACTGTAATATCTCTGTAATCAATAATCAAATTATCCTGATTTGATCTTGCTAATTTTGAACTTAAAAATCCATCAATAAAATTGATCAAATCCTGTGTTGTTATAGTATTTCTATTTGGACCTTCGTTTTTAGCAAAGAAATTTAATTTACACGTAATTGCCATTTCTTTATTTAACTGTGCAATAATTCTCATTACTGCAACATCGTGAGATTGCGCGTCAGGATTAACAAGATAATCGTTTGACTGTAATGCGTTAACACCCTGACAAACAATAAACTTATTAAACTCATTATCTTTATATGTCATTAATATACCTGCATTAAGTCCCAATTCCAACTCTGTAGGTGTAAGAGAGTGGGCTTCTGCATCTATATTTATGTCCTTAAATGTTACAGGTGTTTGCGGTTCAAGTCCGCAGATCCGTCCCAAAACCTGTGCTGCCTTAAAAATAACAGGATATTGTTTTAAAGATGAAAAACCACGACGTGCTTTTTTAGGTTCGCCGTGTACAACAATTACAGAAGATGTATTAAAATCAGATGCAATTTTTTTACTTGATGTTGTATTTTGTATAAATTCAGTTTTATCTTTACCGCCACCAACAACCATAAATTTCTGATATTTATAATCAGGTAATGATGCCAATATTTTTAAATTATTTGTACCATAAGCATCTGTTGTACCATATTTATCACAAAGGAAGAAAGTAAAATCAATATCCGTTAATGCTAAAAGAATTGTATCAATATCAGTACCAGCATATGTTTCAGTTCCGCCTATAAATAATTGAAAACCCGGATTTGCAGCAACGTCTGCAGATGTAATTGCACCAGTTCCAACAACAGATTTTGTGCGTAATTTGAAATATTGCATAAATACTGAATCTGTTTCCATCCACGTATGTAAATTAGCAATATTTGACAATGAAGGTGATTGACAAAGTAAAAGTGGAACAGTTGAACCTATTGGTATACCCTCATAATCGTCAGTACCATCATTTCCGCGATATGTTCCAACATAAAATTGAAAAATAAATTTAGCAGCATCATTTGGATCAGCAATAATTTTTGAACCATATCCTTTGGTTAATACTGTATTTGTAAGTGAACCAACAGATCCTAACCCCTCATCAACAGTATCAATTACTGCAGTTCCGCCTTGACCACCAGCACCAACTAATGTCCACGTGTAAGAAGATTTTGTTGTTGTTGCTGCCCTTATATAAAGAACTTTTGATACACCCGGAATATTGGGATCGTTTGCTGGACGAAATAAAGGTTCAGCAAGTAACCATAACAAACCACCACGTACAAAATCACGCATCTGTTGCATGTTATCAAAAACGTATAATGTATCAAGTCCATTTTTTTGTTGTCCTGTTACAGCACTTCCGCCACCCCATGTTGCACCGATGCCTGTATCAATAATTAATACATTACCGTACGAAAAATTTACAGGAGGGTTTTTTATACCTGATTTTATATCAGTATAAACACCCGGTCTGCTAACCAATTTACCTTTTACGTTAATTTTTGTGGACATTGATAGTTGTTTTTAAAAACAAAACAATTAGAGATTAATTTTTTTGCATATTTCTTCCCATTCAAAAACTGAATTTTCTTCTACAGGATATTGTTTTACTAATGCAAAGCGTTGATATTTATTTAATCCTTTTTGATCAGCATATATATCTGCAGTAATTTTTTGTTGATCATCAGGTTTATTCGCCTTCGCCATTTACTTTTAATTTAAGATAAAAATAAAACAAAAAATAATGTCTTTAACTATTTATTTATCTAAAATTTGATTAAGCTCAATTATAAAGTCTCTAATTACAGGTTTTTGTGTTAAATCAATTGCACTGAACATATATTCAAATGATAATTGTATTACTCTTTTAAAAGTATTTGCAGGAACTTCGCCTTGTTGAATTATTAAATCTTGTCCACTTAATTTTAAATTTTCAAAACCCGATATTGACAAATGTGGAAGAAGTGAAATAAATCCAGCACGTAAAATCTCATATATAAGTATAACTTCGTTTGAATTATCACTTATAATTACCAAATTAATTGCTGACGAAAAACGTCTTGTATACGTTTCAGCAGTATTATATGTATCATCTGTAGTATCACTTGGCGTATTAGAACCAGCAGTTTGTATAAACACATTATCTGAATATCCCTGACCCATTGACATTGGATTTTGCGCTGGTGAATCAGCAGCTAATGAAACATAAATTGAAGGTCGTTTTTCTGACTTCATATTATACATGTAATCAACAAATATTTTTCTGGGATCGTCTTTTTGCTTACTAAATACTGATAACACTTGAGTAAGAAAATCGTAATTTCCTATTTTTTTCTGTTCGCCTATAATTATCGCAAGATATGTTTTTGTAGGATCGGATATATTTGCATTAATATCTGTGTCAAGAAATTTTAAAAAAATATCAACTGCTTCTTTTAAAATTATTTCTTTTACAAAAATCATAATTACAAAATTAACTAAATCCTAATTGCGAAAGCACATTATCTACTGTAACCTCTAAATTATTTTCCATATTTATTTCCATATTATTCAATGCTTCCTGAAACAAATTATATTTTTTTATCCCTGGATGAATAAAAGCATCTGGATCGCTATTTTCGCTTACACGTCTAAATGATTTATAAGTATTTTGTCCTGTTACATCGTCTTGATATTTAGAAATACCGGCATAAATATTACTTCTATGCTGATATGCTTCAAATAAAGTAGCGCCTGTTGAATTTTTTATAGTTTGTCTTCCTGTTTGTACTCTATACATTTCTGGTATTTCCTGAACAGTTAAACCAGCAGATTTAATACCACCACCAACTACAGGAATTGTAAACGATTTTTTCTTTACTATTTGATGAATTTCTTCAGGTAATTTAAAAGCAAAAACTTCACTTTCACCAATAGCATTTGGAGTAGCCCAACGAAACGGTATTGTTAAATATACACTACCCTTTTTACTTATTTTAGCTTTAGGTGACGCTAAAAAACCAATTTTCATATCAAACGGATTTGCACCTTCTTCTATCATTGCAACTAATGGATCTGCCATACTTAATACAACTGCAGCATGCCCTGGTTGATCTGAAAACGTTTGAATCGAACGTAAATATCTATTTCTTGATGAACGAAGTTGTTGTTGTGCTTGCGATTGTAAATTATTAGCAAACATTGCCGCAATGTTTGAAACAACCGATTGAACAAATTGTTTTGATTGTTCATCAGTAAACGAAAATTCTTGTTCTAATTCCTTTAAATCAATATGAATAGGAATAGATATCATTAAATAAATTTAATCAATAATTACCATTGATACTCTTCTTAAAACAACAATTCTTGCTTTACCTAAAATATGTTTATCAACGCCTGTTGAAATATAAGCTTTACCTAAAATATTTTTAGTTGTTGTAGCATGAATATTTGCTTTACCCGATATTGACATATCAATAATTTTTTGAATCCGAGATTTTCCTAATATTGGACGAGAAACATTAGTAGTTATAAACCCTTTTCCTAATATTGTTTTATCTGAAGTAGCACGTATAGATGCTTTACCTGTTTGTAATGCATCAACAATTTTTTGCACCCTTGCTTTTCCTAAAGTAGTAGTATCAACAGTTTTTCTAATATTCGCTTTACCCGTCGTAGTCTTATCAGTAGTTTTTCTGATATCAGCCTTACCTGTTTGTATTTTATCTGTGGTAACACGAATGTTTGCTTTACCTGTTTGTGTTTTGTCAGTTGTAACACGAATGTTTGCTTTTCCAAGTTGAACAGCATCAACTATTTTTTGTATTCTGGACTTACCTAATTGTAATGCATCAACGGTTTTTCGTATCCGGGCTTTACCTGTAGTTACAGAATCTACAACTTTTTGTATTCTTGATTTTCCTAATTGTAGTTTATCAGTAGTTGCACGAATATTTGCCTTACCTAACTGGGTAGAATCAACAATTTTTTGTATTCGTGCCTTACCGAGTTGTGTCTTATCAGTAGTAACGCGAATATCTGCTTTACCTAATTGTGTTTTATCTGTAGTGGCACGAATGTTAGCCTTACCTAATTGTAATTTATCAACAATTTTCTGAATACGTGATTTGCCTAATTGTAGTTTGTCTGTGGTAGCTCTGATATTGGCTTTACCAAGTTGTGTTTGATCTACAATAGAATTTCTAGATGCTGGAAATCCACCAAAATAAGTTTGACCAAAATATATACCTCCAAACATTGTATTGTATTACTTAGTTGTATATTAAAAATAAGTAGTTACACAAACACAACCATCACCACCTCTACCACCAAATCCACCTGCGACACCTGCACCTCCACCGCCACCACCACCGGGGAATCCACCAGTACCTCCTGTAACAACAGAAGAACCACCACCTACTCCACCCGCACCACCATGAGGTAAACGAGTTGATTGAGCACCAGTAGCACCCTGAGCACCAAACGTAGCATTAGCACCTCCACCATGTCCGGGTTGTGAAATATTTGTATTGGTACGTCCACCACTACCTCCACCCGCACCTTTCATTGACCAACCATTATTTATGGCTGTAATAGCAGCATCTGTATCTCCACCGGATTCGCCTCCACCGCCACCTGTTTGAGCATTTCCACCACCTGTTGGAGCAGTAGTTCCACTACCACCCGCACCACCTTGTTGATACTGTGGACGAGCAGCATTTGTTCCAAAAACGTCTAATCGAGTTGTCTGAACAGCAGGTGAGGTAGTTCCACCACCACTGCCTGAACCACCATTACCACCATCAGCCACAGCTGCGGCAGTAGCAGCTATTCCGGCAATACGCCTTAATGCTGTTAAAGGTGAAGTACCACCTTTGTTAAATTCTGAAAGTACACCAACATTTCCTGCCTGATTTAAAGCAGTACCAACAGCACCACCTTTGCCAGCATGGACTGTTATAGTTGCAGCTAAATCATTCGCATCAAACCATGCTTCATCATATCCACCTCCACCGCCTCCTCCTCCACCAGCAGCAGTAGTGGCAGTATTACCACCAGAACCAGAACCACCACCATCACAAATCTGTGCAAGGACTTTCTTTGCTCCTGATGGCTTTTGCCATGTATCATCCAAATCAGCATCTGTCCCTATAAAAGTTTGAATTTCTGTTGGACGTAAACAAATTGAAGGAAAGTCTTTAGGAATAAAAGCTATTAACGTGCATACTTCAACTGTTGAAGATGCCCATGTATGCGTTATATTAGTAAAGTTACCTTCCTGTGCTTTTATTCCTGTTAATACAAGTATTCCACCACCAACGCCATTAACTGTACCTCCATCAAATTGTTCTGTTAAAGAAGTTAAATCCGCACAAATCGGAGTAGATGATTGACCTGCTGCACTGCTAATACCTTGCCCCCAAATTGCCATTATAAGACAGTTATCAACTACTGTAGAACCTATTGGTGATGTTCCGGCAGTTGATGTAGCAAGTTTAAATCCATTACCAATGAAATGATAGGGATCAAAATTAACAGGACAACCCCTGACCGCTATCATTACTCCCATCGTATGATTTCCTGTATCTGGAATAGTTGGAGCAACCTCACTTCCATTATCACGCTTCCAAAATATTGATAATTTTGTTGTGCCAGCAGTGGAAGCAAGTCCAATAGCATTTTGTGGACCAAGTTGTGTATATCCTGCTGGTGGAGTTACATTCGCATCATTAGCACTTTGTAATATCAATAACAGAATATCATTAGCTGCGTGAGTTCCAGGTAATGTTGCTGTAGGAACAGCAGTACTTGTAAATGAAGCACCAACAGATGCTATTGTAGGAACATCAGGAGCACCCAATACTGTTATATTCCTTGCAGGAAAAGTTTGGCTAAAAGAACCACTTGCTACAGCATTAATATCCCCACCACTTTGTGTATATTTTCTTACAGTCGTACCACCAGATAAATCAAATCCATCTGCATTATTGGTAAAATCCTGATTACTACTATTTCTTTTCTTTGTTGCCATTAGAACTCATTTAAACTTCTTGCTGTCATAAATTTGTTTACAAGAATTATGAAATATTTATGGTGATATTTCCAATGCTATCAATTACCTGAAATTCATTTGCAGCAACGTATTTTAAAATAACACAATCCCTTCTGTGAGTGCTTGCAATAAATCCACCTGTTCCCGTTAATGAATCAGTATCTCCAAAATGGATAAGCTGAGATGCGTTCTGTGCAATCTTCCAACCACCTGCTCCAATACCATCCACTTCAAAAGTATCGCCAACAAGACAATCAACTGTTGCTGGCAATGTGAATGTAACTAATCCAGCATTGTTGGCTCCATAACGAACATTGGCAACCATCTGTTTTGTAGTTCCTGTTACTTCTTCATACTTATCAACATCGTCCAATATTTTAGCAGTTATGGCAGCAGTAATCTGATCGCCAACAACTACTGTTCTTGCACTTGTCCCTTCCTTTTGTCTGACTATTGTTAATGTATCTGTTGAAACAAGTGTAACCCTGACAATCTCAGCATTAGCAGCAGTAGGATTAACACTAACAGGCCATATTACTGCGTTGAATGGAACAGCAGGAAATAAAGCACCTTGCCCAGCAGCAACAACTAAAGATGTACCAGATGTTGCTGGACTTGGAGCAGTTGCTACTGTACTATATGCAAAATTTTTGTGCGTATCTGCCATGATTAACCTATTTCAATTACTGCTTGTATATTTTTTCCCTCTTTAGTATTTGCCTGCCATCCCATACGATATGTTATATTATGTTTTACTTCTTTTCCAGTTTGTCTTAAAATTTCGTGCCTATGTCTTCTAAAATATATTAGCCTGGGATTAAATAATTCTTGTGGCTCATGAATTATAAAAGGTAATCCATTTATTTCAAAATGTCCATCATCCATATGAACAGAATAAACATTTTCACCATCTGTTAAAACAAATGCAGCAACCTCTTCAAGTCGCTGCTTTACATCATAAAAAGCCGTTTTCTTTTCTTCAGGATTAATTGCTGAAATATCTTCCTGTGTTTGTTCATGTTTACTACCATCTTTAAAAATAGCAACAAATAAGAACTTCAAATCATAATTTCTGTCGTGTGGCATTGTATTGCATTTTATATAAAAAAAATATTATTTCAAACCTTCGCCTAATACTTCTTCAACTGTACCTACATCACCTGCAGCAATAGTTTGTGTTTCTCTTAATTTTTTTGTTTGTTCAAAATCGCGTTTAAATTGTTCATCAGCAGAAAGTTCTTCAACCGTTTCATCAGGAAATACTTGTAACTCTGAAAGTTCTTCATGTTCTTTAGTCCATGCGGGAACTTCTTTTGGGTCGTATGTATATTTCAAAAATCTTCCACACGTTGCACATTCAACAACCACTTCACCATTTTTTTCAACATACTTTGCATGTTGTTCGTCGTTTCCGCAACTGCAAATTAATTTTTCGTTTGCCATGATTTTTTATTTTTTAAAATTAATTCTCCTGATATTCAAGAGTTAATGTTACGTTGGCAGTATCGCCTGCAACTGCCGATCCTGTTGTCTGTAACTGTGTTGTTAAAAAGTTTGTATAACATGGATTGGTTGCCATACTTGATGCCTTACCTGTTGCCTCCGGACCGGTTGCACCAAAAAATACACCAACACCAGAACCAATGGCAATAGCTGTTGTCATGTCATTAGTTAAATTGGCATTTGCAGCAGCCGCAGGAGTTGTATACAGTAATCTTGTACCATCACTTGTACAAGCAGGAGGGCCTTTTAATGTTAACCCCGCGCCAAATGCAGTAAGAGTATGCGCAAATAATCCTGAAAGAATAAGATTAAACGTGCCAGTAAATTTACCAAATTGCCACTTTTCAAAACTATTATTACCAGCAGGAATTGGAAAAGTGCTGTATACATCAGTTTGTACACCACTGTTTTTCCAATTCACATCAGTTACTGCTGCTGTACGGGTAGTACCCTTAGCAGGAGAACCAGTAGCGGTTCCGGTATCTTCCTGAAACTCAAAAGTTGCGGCCATTTGATTATGTTTTTATTATTTTTAACGATATTAATAACCTTGAGATCAAATTACTTGATTGAACATCAAACCGTAATACATCATCTTTTAATAAATTAATAGTCCACCCTGTTAATATATTATCTTCATATTTTATTCCATTAATTATTTGTGGAATAGCAGCTGCTGTTATAGTATTAAATCCACCAGGGTAATTACTAAAAGAACTTTTTAAAATATCAACAACGATTGAACCCGTTTGATCCGATAACAAATTTACTGATTTTATTTGACAATTAAAAGGAATAATTATTTCACCTTGAATGCCAGTTAAAATAGTAATCCCACCGCCAAACAAAATAAATTCAATATTTCCATCA